GTATCATTTTCTTTATCACTTCCTTCAGTTCGCCCAGGTGTCCGGCGCTCACACCGGTGTTCTCGGCTATCCGGGCCAGGTGGCCTTCAGCCGTGTCCATCTTCTCCACCACACTTTCCAGCCGGTCGTCCATGCTGCTCCAGTGCTGCAGCCCGCTGGTGAACATGCCCTCCAGCTTCGTACCCTGGTCCTGCGTCATGGCCGTAAAGCCGCCCGCTTTCGCACTCTGGCTGGTGCCGCCGGCTTCGGTCTTGTCGTAGCCCGTGGCGGCAGCCAGGTTGTCACGCAGGGCAAGGGCTTCGTCCACATACTGCATGTACTCTTCGGTCAGCGCGTTCCGTTCCGCCTCGGTCAGTTCGTTGTCCTCCATCGACTTACCGAACTTCTCCCACCAGCCTTTCAGTTTTTCGCTGTACAGTTCACCGATTTTGTTGCTCAGCATCGCCCGCATGAAGTACTCGGATATATCCTCCGCCGCATCCTTCGCGCCGTACTTAATTCTCATCAGGTTGTCGATGAAGCTGCTGTACATCCCGTCGAATGAAATACCGGTCAGACCTTCATACAGTTTGTCGGTCAGTTCCTCCAGCTTGCCGGCCTGCGCTATGTAGTCATCCAGTTTCTCGGTCAGTCGCCCGCCGTAACCGCCCTTGCCGGTGTTCTGGATCTGCGTCCACATGTCCACGTTGCTGCGCAGCGCCTTCATCTCCTCCGGGCTCAGGCTCCACAGGTTCCCGTCCCACTGTCGGCCAATCTGTCCGCTCAGTTTGTCTATCTGCGATTGATTGAAACCACCCCAGTAGTAGTTCCAGCTGTGGTGGCTACCGCTGTAGCGTGCCTGTTCCTGCGCTATCTGCAGATAGTTTGCATTCGTCTCTTTCTGGTATTTGTAAGCATCCCGGTAAGCTTCCACCGATTTTGTCCCCTTGCTTGCCTTGATGGTATCGGTCAGGTCTTCGATGGAAGTCTGCAGTTTCTCGTTCCGATCTGTAAGACGGTCAATAGCAGCCTGCACTTCCTTGGCGTTTCCGCCGATGCCGAACAGTTTGTTGAAACCTCCGAAAGACACCGTGTTCAGCAATCCCCCGATACCATTCACAAGGGAACCGCCTATCTGTTTGAACAGGTCTCCGCTGAGGATATTGTCGAGTATTCCGGTTATCGCATTGAAAATGGTGTCTATCAATGATGAGATAATCGGGCCGATACCGTCTTTCAGCAAATCCAGTATGGAGAGAATGGCCGATATGATCTGCCCGATGACTCCGGCACTTGACAGGGTCTCGGACATCTGACTGATGGCATCACCGACCTTGCCTCCGATATTCAGTTTTGAAAGACCGGTAAGCATGTTCTGGATTCCTTCAAATGATCCCTGCAAGGTTCCGCTCGCAAAGCCGTGCAACCCGTCGGATACCATGTTCAACCCGTCAACCGTGTCCCGGGAGGCACTTTTCACCTCCCCGGCAAGCGCCTTCATTTCAGAGGTGGCGTTCAGGTATTCTTCGTCAGCTGAAACGCTGGACGATTGGGCCGTTTGAAGAGCGATTTTGGTACGTTCTATTTCTGCCTGGTTACCGCTTTCAAGAGCCTTGTTGTAATCGGTCTGCGCCGCTTTTAACCGGGCAAATGCCGCTTCCTGCTGCAGTTCCGCATTTTGCACGCGTGTTACGGCATCCCCCAAAGCGTGCATCTGCGTTTGCAGCCGGGCAAAATCCAATGTGCCGTTGCCACCGGGGAGCATGCTTTGAATACGTTCAATGGCATCGTAAACAACCTGCTGGTCTGCGGCTCCCGTTTTTTTGAACTCATCCGTCTTGACATACTGTTTAAGTTCGCCAAGCAGGTTCTTCATCTGGTCTGCAAGCAGACCGGTCAAATCCCCGAACGCTGCTCCCCAGTCTATCTTCTGGGTAAGGGCTTCCATGTCCACTTTGTGCACAGCCGCATCACGCTGCTTCTCCAAAGTCAGCCTTTCGCCCTGGGACTGTGCCTTGCGGATTTTCTCCGCATATTCCTCAGCGATGGCCAGTTTCTGCTGCTGGAAGGTCCCGTATTCCTTCAGATAGTCACGCATGGCTTCCGCCTCTTCCCTGTACACGTCCGCCTCCGCTTTTTTCCTTGACTCGGTGTTTGAGGCACGGGCTTTTTCAAGTTCATCCTGTTGCTCCCGGGTAAGTCCGTTATCTCCGGTGGAAAGACCGGCTTCCTTGTTCTCACGCTTCCAGTCGGCTTCCTGCCGGTTTATCTCTTCTTTCCGGGCGTTATAGTCATATTCGATTTGTGCCAGTTTCTTTTCGGTACCGGCTTGCATACGGTCTATCTCTTCCTTCCGGTTCTCGGCCTGCAGGGCGGCAAGATCCTGCGCCAGCCTGCGCTCTGTGGCAAGCCGTTGCTTGGCTTCCGCTTCCGGATTCTTCCCGGACTGTTCGGGGTCGGTATGTCCGCCGATATTTCCTTTTTTGGCTGCTTCTGCGGCTTTCCTTACCTCTTCCTCCGCTTTTTTCAGATAACCGTCGCGTTTGTTTTCGGCATTTTTCAACAGTATGTCATAAGCTTCCTGATCATGTTTCTTAATGGCAGCCTGTGCGTCATAGAACTGCCCGGATTCTGCCATGCTTGACTGCATGATATATTGTCCCCATTTCCCGAAAAAACCCATGGCGCTTTCCGCCTCTTCCGGTTTCTGCGCCTTGATTTTATTCACCTCTTCATCGGCTTCTGCAGCTTTTTTTACAAGGTTCTGGACATTGGCCTGGTGCAGCAGAACCTGTACATAGTCCTCGCTCTTTTGGATAAGGGTATCATACCATTCGGAAAGTGTTTTATAATACCCGAAAGATTCCCCGTACTTGCGGTTCAGTTCCTCTACCTTCGCCTTTTCCTGTTCCTTGCTGCCGGTGAAGTTCTTTATCTCGTCGATGACCGATTTCAGTTCGAAGCAGGTACGCACCATCTGGGCACGGCCGTCCTTCTCTATCTCGGTCATTTCCTTGAGTGATATGTTGAATTCATCCACGCCTTTTTTGGCGCTGAACAAATCCTTCGTCCAATCCCAGATTTCATCACCGTACATTACCAGCAGCATGATGCCGGTGGTCATAGCCGTCTGCCAGGAAAAGAGTGAGGACAGAACCTGCTTCCATACCGGTGTGCCTTTCTTGCCGGACTTCTGCAGCTCATCGTATTCTTTCCGGGCACGGGCCAACTCATCGGTAAAAATCGGCAGGTTGTTGGATATGGCCAGGAAGAACATCTGCGGCCCCATGGCCAAGGAAGGCATTTCACGCGCCATCTGCTGGATACTGTTGTGCAGACCATTGAACTGGCGCTGTGCATTAGGTATATCTGCAGGGGTGACCTGCACGGATTCCGATTCCTCCTGCAGCAGTTTCAACTGGCTCCGCAATTCCTCAAGCTGCTTCTCCAGTGCATGGATCTGCGCGATATTGGCACTCTGGTCCAGATTGGGGGCGGCCGTCTCCCCAGCAAGGCGCAGCCTTTCCAGTTCAGCCTCCAGCAGCCTGACGGTATTACGCAGTTCCAGCGCCTCACGCTCGGCCTTGTTCATGCCGGGCGTGAGTTTGTCCTTCATTAAAAATTCAACTTCTACAGGTTTACTCATTCCAGTTTGCTTTGAAAAAATCCTACTATATCGTTCGCCTCATCCTCGGCACTGCGCTCCGGGTGGCTGTCACACTTACCGCTGCCTCCCTTCTGCCGAACATATCGCGGAGCGTCGCTCAGCATCAGTATCAAGGTCTGGTAGTTCACACCGTCCAGAATGTAGTCCACACTCCAGCCCGTTGCCGATGCTATCTGCCACACGAAACCGAAAGGGCTATGGGAACCCTCATACCGGGTTCTTAACTCCCCATCCTTCTTTGGCTCAGTCTCGGGGTCATCGGGTTCGCCCGCGCCGCCGAGCTGATAATACGCATAAAATCCTTCGTGCCCATCAGCCGTTCAAACGTTCGGAACAGCGCCATCAGATACTTCCACTCCACAAAGTTCCGAAGCACCCATGCCGTCACACCGATACCCACATGTCGCGACACATAGCCCCGGCACACCGTATAGGCCAGCAGTCGGCTCACAGCCTTGCCATGTTCCGCTACAAAGGCCAGTTCCTCGGTCTTGCCCTTCGGCTGCCAGCCAGGTTCAACACCCATCTTCAGGTATTCCCTCGCCAGCAGAATCTGCCCGCGCAGTCTCGGACGCTTCATCGTCACACGCACCTCCAGCGGGCGTTTCAGCCATGGGAGCTTCCACCTTTTAAGAGGAACGGACACGCCGCTGTCCAGCAGCGCATCCGCACACTCCATTTCTATCAGTTGTTCCAGCCGGTCAGCCATACACTATCCCTCCTTGCTTGTAGCCTCCTCACTTTGAACCGAGGCAGCCGCCGCTGCTCCCGCTGCAGGCAGCTTGTGCTCTCCCCACTCTTCGGGCAAGGTTTTCGAGTCAAACACGCCGTAGGGCTGCGAACCGTCCTCCGGCATAGCCACCTCCAACGTACATTCTATCTTGGCCGTTTCCGTAAGCGTCAGCTTACCGCCCAGGTTGCTCAGCAGCGTGCCGTTTGGTATCAGGATGCTCCGTCCGCTCACCAGTTCCAGTTCAAATGGACCTTGCATCAGCAGGGCGGCTTGTGGGGCGGTCCAGCCTATTGGGTTCTTCTTCTCGGTGTCTTCTTTCGCATAGTGCAGCGTACCGCCCAGCATGGCATGCAGGTTCTTGTAGTCCGTCTGGATTACGTTGAATGTGGGGGCGATGCTGCCATTGCTCTGCGGAATGATCAGCACGGGGGCACCCGGTGCCTGTTCCGCCTCAATCTTTGCGGCTTCGGCCTTCTGCCCGTTCAGGTCAAACGAGCCTTTTTCAATATAGCCTATCACGAAGTCATTGTATTTCACGGCACCGATACCGTACATAAAATTCTTGTTCATCGTTTATAAAGTTTGATGGTTAATAACACACCGGCCAATAAGCCGGCCAATACACCTTTCATAAACGTCCGCATCCGGTTCGGAGGGCGTTTTTCTTCTATTTGAACGTCATTCGAAGTTTCGTTCCTGGTCTCGCTCCGTATGCGTGTCAGCTCTTCTTCATACCACAGCACCAGCTGCTGCAGGCTGTCGCACGAGGCTTCGGCCACAAGGTTCCCCTTGCCGTCACTGCCTACGGTCAGGTTGGCCTGTCCGCTCTTGCCACGGTACACGGCACCTTCAGGAAGCTTACGGAGGCTGTCCGCCGGTATGGTCAGCTTCACCGCACTCGCCGGTATCCCCGCCATCATCAGTCCCGCCCGTCGACTTCCGCTCGCGCTGTCGGCGCTTGCCGATTCCGTCCGGACTTCCCGGTTCATGCTCTTTCGGTGACTCGCGCAACCTGTCAAGCACAGGGCAATCGTCACGATGAGGACAGTTTCCGGCTGTATCAATAGCTTTTCTAAGACGGGCCATCTCGCGCGTATTGCGGGCCAGTTCTTTCTTTGTTTCACAAAATTCATCTTTTAGAGGTTTTACAATATTTTCCATCAAAATGCGGGTGGCATGTTCGGCGTTATCTATGCGCATGGCCTCTGCACCGGCCTCGGCCTTCATCGCTTCCGCTTTCGCTTTTCTCACAGTAGCCCGCAAGGAGCCAATGGTCGCCACCGTACCAACCAGGCCGCCGCCAAGGATAATGTTCATAAATTCGCTCAAGTCCATACCACCCGGTTTTATTATTGATTAATACCTATTTCTTTCAACCATTCCTGCACATCGAAGCTCGGACAGGCTTTCGCTGCCAGTTCGTTGTGTCCTACAATGCGTACATCAGGGAATTTCCGATGAAAATCCTTCACATACTTCTCCAGTGCCTTTTTCTGGCAGCCAGTGCGGGTGTCTTTCGGGGTCTTACCGTCTTTTTCCACGCCTCCGGCATACACGATGTGACGGCTTACACTGTTATATCCCTTGGCTCCGTTGGTCACTTCCCAAGGGTCCACCTGTGCATCCTCATTGTTTTCTACCAGACGTTCCACGCCTCCGTTCAGGTGGAACAGGTCGGTATAGCCAACCTGCTTCCATCCTCTTCCTCCCTGGGCAACCGGAGAAGTATGCCATTTGCGGATGTCCGCCGATGATACCTCACGCCCCTCCGGGGTTGCCGTACAGTGTATTACCAGATATTTCAACTTTGCCATAATCATCATGCTTGATAGCCGCTCATCATTACCACTCCGGCATCCTCTTTCTTGGGCATGCAGATGAAGTAATGGCGGAAGTTAATCAGGTTACGCTGGTTCAACGGGTCATTCTTTGACTCGGAATAATACATCTTGGTAGAACCTGTTGCCTTGAAAACCCTCTGTTTGTAGAAGGCAAACGAACACGGAAATTCACCGGCTTCTGCCGTTGTACCCAATGCCTTCTTCACTCCGGCTGTAGTATAAAGCGGGTTGTTGCCGTACTCGTAGATTTCAAAGCCGTAAAGGTTACCTACCTTGCCGCTGTTGCGGTCAATATTGTACTGTTCACGGAATGCCTGGCTGGTCAGCAGCAGGTCATTCACATGGTCGGGGCAAAGCACCAGTCTGCGGCCGTCTGACGGTACGCGCAGGTTGTCAAGGGCACGCTTCATTTCCACAAGGTCATTCACGGTAAGGCGCAGACGATTTGTAGCCGGATCTTTCTCGCCGGTAGTCTTAAGCACCGGAGTAGTTTCCGTATTTTTGTTCGCACAAAGCGCATGGGCCGCCTTGGTAAACTTCGCATCATTGATACTGTTGGCATGTCCCTCTTTCACACGGGCGGTCTTGTCATAGCTGATGGCATAAAGCTCATCGTCTGTAATCGGCGTAGCCTTGGTCTGGAATTTGTCCAGCTTGATGGCAATATCCTTGTCTTCCAAAGCCTGCACGTCAATCGGATAGGTTTTATTGTTTATCAAGACATCCGGATCTACACCAACTTCTACCAGGTGAATCACATCGTTATTCACGATACTGCTTTGGTCGGGGATTCCTGACAGCCAGGTTCCTTCCAGTCCGGCACGGAGCACCTTAACAAGTTCCCCTGTCCAGATTTCCGTATAAACCCCTTCACGGAGTATTGAAGTACTTTGCGGGGCCATTCCCATAAAGGCTGCCACCGCATTCATTCCCACAGCTCCGGCCACCGGAGAGAATCCCAATACCGAAGCACACATGACACCTGTCAGCGTATTGAACAGAAGTGCCGTCAAAAGCATTACAATTTTTCCCATTTTCTTCATTTTAAAGGTTTTCAAATTTCACAGGTCATGCCGTATTCAGCCTTGTACAGGCGCTTGTACTCCTCCGGGTTATGCTCGCGCATTTCAAGCAGCGCATCACTCGGGACATCGCTCAGTTTGGCATAGGTGGACGGCTGTGCCTGCTGCTTGCCGCCCTGATAGCTCAATACAGTGGAAATCTTCACCTGGGGCTGCATGGCATCAAGCACATTCTTCAGTTCATCGACACCAACCTTCTTGCCAAGTTCGATAAACTGTATCTTCTTGTCTTCTCCCAGACGCTTTTCCACCACTGCCTTTTCTACAAGACCAGTGATACGGGCCAAAGTCAGCTTCCCGTTTTCTTGCTTCAGGGAATCATTCTCTGCCTTGGCTGCTTTCAGTTCATTTAAGGCTTGATTAACATCAGCCTCCGTTGCCGTTTCCGGCAGCCCCAATTGAAGGGCCAAAAGTTTCAGTTCCATTTCTTCTGTTGTTTTTTGGTTATTGATTAGTGGCAAAGGACAATCACCATCCTTTCCCAATGTGATTTGTTTTCCATCCTTCATCAGTACGATGGCATCATCATTGGAACCTACATCCACCAGTGATACCTCATACAGCTTGCTTTTGGTTATTGTCGGGCTGGTCTGCCCCTGCAGCAAATGTTTGGGCTGGTCACTCAGTTCCAGAATGTCTATTCCGGCACTCACCATTCTCAGGCTGCCGAATTCAAACTGTTTCTTGCATCTTTTACTGAGGTCGGTCGCTTCGTCAAACACCAGTTCCCCGGTTACTTCACCATCCTCTACCCGAAGGTCCTTCACATAACCAATCACGTTTCCGCGTTGGTGCATGTACAGCAGTACCGGGTTTCGGCAATACTGCTCCACACTCATGCCCGATGTCAACACACGGCTTCCGTAGCTGTTCAGGCTGTCGTTTGAAATTCTTACACGTTTACTCATTTTCTCATGCCACGCCTTTATGCATTGGCGCTGCAATATTACAGAGCACTTACCGGGAAGCCAAAAAAGTGTGCAATGGTTGCACACTTCTATGAAACCGTTGCACATTATTTTGGCTGCAAGCTGATAAGCGGACAACTTTGCGAATAAATCGGGCAGGTGCAAGGGACTCCGAAGCCTGCCTTTAACCCTATATTCTTTATTATATGACAAAGGCAGAAATCGAAAAGAAAAAATCTCTTGCACGCTCACTGTTCCTTTCCGGCATGGAACAGACTGAAATTGCGGAGAAAGTGGACGTGTCACGCGTCACCATCTCAAAATGGTGCACGGCTGACGGATGGAAAGAGGCAAGGGCGGCAAAGAACGTCACCCGGCCGGAACTGGTGAACAAACTCCTGCTCACCATTGATACACTCATTACTCAAGTCAACGAATCGAACGACCCTGCACTTGTAGCTGGTCTCGGGGACAAACTGGCCAAACTTTCGGCGGTGATTGAAAAGTTAGACAAGAAAGCCAACGTAGTGGATGTCATTGAAGTGTTCATGGCATTCTCCAAATGGATTGAATACCGTTCAACCATCGACCCGGAAGTGACTCCGGAACTGGTCAGGGCAATCAATAAGTACCAGGATCTGTATATCACCGAACAGATGGGCATAAAATAAAACGGCTATGGCAACAGCAGCGGAAAAGAAACAGGCATACGAACAGTGGAAGGAACACTGTAAAAGAGTGCAGTCCATCACGGATACGGCTTTGCTCGCGGGCGAGACACCAGCACAAAAGGACAGGCGTATTCTGCGCCTACAAGGTAACTATGCTGCGTTCTGTGAATATTACTTTCCCCACTTCCTCACCTTGCGTGACAAAACTACCGGAGAAGTCATACGCACCATCCACAATGCACCGTTCCACAATGCGGCAGCGGCTAAAGTAAAAGGCACACCCAACCTGAAGGCGGTGTTCATGTGGCCGCGTGGCCATGCCAAGTCCACACACATGGACATTTTTGTTCCGCTGTGGCTGATGTTCCAGCCCAAACGGCTCATCAACTTCATGGTGGTGGTCGGCAAAAGTGAGGACTCAGCCACGCGCCTACTGGGAGATATTCAGGCAGAACTGGAGCATAACCAGCGCATCATTGCCGACTTCGGCAAGCAGCAGGGGAATACCTCCTGGCAGGATGGGGAGTTCAAGGCGGCCAACGGGGTGAAATTCCTGGCTTGCGGACGCGGACAGTCTCCACGTGGTCTGCGCGACCGGGAAGCACGTCCGGACTACATCGTCATCGATGACTTGGATGACGACGAACTGTGCCGCAATGAGAAACGGGTACATGACATTACAGACTGGGTGAAAGAAGCCCTTTTTGGTGCACTGGATGTGGGCCGGGGGCGTTTTATCATGGTCGGGAACCTCATTTCTAAAAACTCGGTGCTGGCCAATCTCTCCAAGACAAAAGGGGTACATGTATCCGTCATCAAGGCAATAGACAAGAACGGAGAACCGGTATGGCGCGAAAAATGGACGAAAGAAGAGGCGCAGGAATACAGGGATTTCGTAGGATACCGGGCATGGGAAAAGGAGATGATGCACAACCCCATCGTGGACGGCACAATCTTTCGGGCTGACTGGATTCGTTACAAGAAACTGCCCAAACTGTCCAAGTATGAAATGCTGGTCTGCTATACCGACCCCTCTTTCAAATCGACCACCTCCAACGACTACAAGGCTTGCCGGCTTTGGGGCAAGATTGGGAAGGAACTGCACCTTATAGACTGTTACGTCCGGCAGGATACCGTTTCCAGAATGGTACGGTGGCTTTACGACCTCTACGAGCGTACACGCGATACGGCAGCCGTCCAGTTCTTTATGGAAGCGAACTTCATGCAGGATGTCATTCTGGATGAGTTTGAGGCAGAAGGGAAGCTGCGTGGATACCAATTGCCCATCATGCCGGACAAACGAAAGAAGCCGGACAAGCTCCAGCGAATCGAAGCGGTGTCACCATTATGGGAACGCGGTTTCGTATTCTACAATGAGAAGTTGAAAGAATCGCCGGATATGCAGACCGGAATCGAACAGACCTTGGCACTGGAACGTGGCAGCCGTATTCACGATGATGCACCGGATGCCGACGAGGGAGCCATCTGGATGCTGCAGCGCAATTCAAGGCAGGAGAGTTTTCAACCGGTGTTCGGCAAAAGGCCGACCGCCAAAAATATATGGTAACATGATACAGCTGATTAAAAGAATGATTTTTGCATGGCGCTATAAACGTGCCGTTGCCCGTGCTTGCAAGTATGCCAAGCTCTACGGAAGAAAGTACTATGTCCTGTATATGGGCGGCAAACTGAAAGTTGTCCCCAAAAGGAATATCTGCGAACTGATTCACCGCCACCGTTTCCGCAAGGGAACCACTATCCGGGATATAGAAAAAATGGCATTGTTCATCACTAAATAAAAGTAAAGTCATGTTCATTACAGAAGAAGATTACAAAGTTGTCATCGGCGACAACGCATTGAAGGTCATCTCTCAGGTAAGCCCCAAAAACCGTGCCGATGCGGAAACGGTGGCTTTGGAGGAAATATCCGGCTATCTGCGTTCGAAATACGACTGTACGGCCATTTTCTCTGCACAGGATGAACAGCGTAACAAGCTCATCGTAACGTACGCCTGCGACATCGCACTCTATCACATGAGCGCGTCAGTTCCGCAGAAAATGGGAAGCGAGGTGCGCAAGGAACGCTACGAGCGTGCAATAAAAATGCTCGAGGGGATACAGGCCGGAAAAATTGTCCCTGATTTGCCTTTGGCTGTCGGAGAAGATGGGCTTCCGTCCGGAAATTCATTTGTTTACAGCTGTCAGAAGCAGCTTCATCATAACTGGTAGGACTATGGATATTAAAGACTTTTTCAGCGGTATGTTTTCCAATAAACCGAAAAACGTACTGCAAACGCCATACGGCAATTTTAATCTGGCCAAGGGGAAAGACATCAAGCGGGTGCAGAAAATGGTCATCGACCTGCAACGCACCACTGATGCACTCACTCGGAAGGACATCAAGAACTGGCGCGATGCCTGGCAGTATGCCATCAATGTGGACAGTCCCAGCCGCCAGCGCCTGTACGACATCTACCGGGACGCGGAAATAGACCTTCACCTCTCCGGGTGTGTGGAGCAGCGCAGAGGTTTTGTCATGGCACGTTCTTTCAAAATCGTGGATATGAAAGGGGATGAGAACGAGGAAGCGGTTCACTTCTTTGACCAGTCCTGGTTCAAGCAGCTCATGCGCTATGCACTTGATTCAATCTACTGGGGACATTCGCTCATCGAATTGGGCGACCTTTGCACTGACGGCGACGGCTGCATCTGTTATTCGGATGTGAAGCTTATTCCGCGCAAGCATGTCATTCCTGAGTACGGACGTGTCATAACCGACCTCGGGCAGGACTGGACTACCGGTATAGATTACCGCCAGCCGCCTTTTTCCGACTGGCTCATTGAGGCTGGCAGACCTGACGACCTCGGGCTGTATCTCAAGGCAGCTTCACAGACTATACCAAAAAAGAATATGCTGGCTTTTTGGGACACTTTCGGGGAGATATTCGGAATGCCCATGCGTATAGCACGCACCACTTCGCGCGACCAGAAAGAGATTGACCGTCTCGACAAGATGCTGCGTGAAGCCGGAACCGCCCTCTCCATGGTGGCAGGAATGGAAACCGAAATCGAATTTGTGGAAAGCGGCAAGGGGGATGCGTTCAATGTCTATGACAAGCGAATCGACCGGGCCAACTCCGAACTGTCAAAGCTCATCATCGGGCAGACGATGACCATCGAGGACGGAAGCAGCCTCTCACAGTCCGAAACGCACCTTGAAGTGTTCCAGAACCTCGTGGAAAGCGACTGCGACATGCTGCGGGATATAGTGAACAACCAGCTCATTCCGCGCATGGTGCGCCACGGGTTTCCTGTTAAAGGGCTGCGCTTCGATTGGGACTACTCCATTGACTACACGCCCGAACAGCAGAAAGCTTACGAGGAAATGGTACTGCAGCACTACAAGGTAAAGCCTCAGTACTTTGAGGAAAAATACGGCATCCCGTGCGAGGAGAAGGAACCGAAGGAAGAGCCGGACCCGACAGAACTGAAAAAAAAGAAAGACGGCAAACCGGCTGAAACGCTGTCCCGTTTTTTCGACTGAGCCCCGATGATTATTCGGGGCTGCACCAGCGGTATGCCCACCTGTTGGGTAAACAGGAACTATGCCTCTCCATGGAGGACGAGGCAAGACTCATGCGCGACAAGCTCACGGAACGCTTTGACCGCATGATGAAGGTATTGTTCCGGCAGGAAGGGGCAAACCTTGAAATAGGTATCCTGGCATCCGAAGAAGCGCAGGATTTTATAGAAGCTCATTCTTCTGTCCTGAACGGTTCATTCCGGCAGGTGGAAATATCCGAGGCCATGCGCAAGCGGCTGGAGCGTTCCAACTATGTATTCTCCGGCTTGAAGACCTTCCATGAACTGAATGAAGCCTTTCCCTCCCTGTTGGATGAAAACGGCAATAGAAAGACGTTCGAACGCTTTTTGAATGATGTCCGGAAGATCGACGAAACATACAATTCAAACTATCTACGGGCTGAATTCAACTTTGTACAGGCTTCGGCTGAAATGGCAGCCAAATGGGAACGGTTCATGCAGGACGGCGACCGCTATTATCTACAGTACCGCACGGCCGGGGATGCAAAGGTACGTCCCACCCATGCAGAAATGGCCGGCATCACACTCCCGGCTTCAGACCCGTTCTGGGCAGAATTCTATCCTCCTAACGGATGGGGCTGCCGCTGTTCCGTGGTCCAGGTACGCAAATCCAAGTATCCGCCTACAGACCACGAAGAGGCCATGGCAAGGGGGGAATCAGCTTTGGAAGTTGACAAAAAGGGAATGTTCCGGTTCAATGCAGGCATGGAACAAAAGACGATGCCCGACTATAATCCATACACCATCAAGCGCTGTAAGGATTGCGATATGAACAACGGAAATATGAAACTGGTCTTCGTTCCGGAAAATGAATTGTGCGCCGCATGCAAACTGGTAAGAACATTGGCCAATGCAGATGCCAAACAGATAAAGAAGCAAGCCAAGCCATTGCAGGGAACAGTTATCACGAATAATGAATTCCCATTCCCGGTAAACATATCAAAACGCACGCTTCAAGAATGGACCAACCAGCCATACAAGTTCTACCATGAAAAGAACCTCATGCTTCTGGATATAAAGAATGTATTTGCCAAAGCCAAATACCTGGGAACAGCAGATAACCACAAAGGTATTCCACACCTCATACAATCGCACATTTTCGAGATAGAAGTTAGAGGCGAAAAAGCACTGATAATAGTTCGGGAATACGACTGGCACGAATACACGCTGCACAGTCTTTCAGAAGGAGGTGAATTATACAAACATATAAAAAAGAAAGAATAGCGAAAGACGCAAGCTCCGGGAACTACAATCCCGTTCTGAACATCTAACGCTATTCCTCACTGCAAATATACAAAACAATTTTTAAAAACAACCCGTTATGAACAAAATTATCGAATTTCTCAAACAAAGCAACCGCTACAAACACCTTATTGGCGGTTTGTTGGTAGGCATTTTGGCCTTCACCCCGTGGACAGCGCTCTATGCTGCAGCTGTCGCAGCCTCCTGTCTGGAACTGAAAGACAAACTGAAAGGCGGACTTTGGGACTGGATAGACTGGTCTCTTACCGTCATAGGCGGCATATTGTCGGCCCTATTTTGGTGGATAGTGTAATGCTTTAGCTCATTTTGCCTGTTAAATCAGTAACTTTGTACCCGGTGGAGCTTCCCGATAGTCCGTGTGGTCTATCGCGGGTACAACAATGCGAACGCGAATGGCGGTGTGTCGAATGCGAATGCGAATAACGATGCTTCGAATACGAATGCGAATATCGGCTCGCGTCTGGAAATCTGATTAATCGGCGTACAGCACCGGGGACGTGTCCCCGAAGCGGTGCCGAGGGAAGCAAGCCACAGCAACAGCACCCATTAGGGTGGAAAGCTGAAAAATCACGCGTCGGGTGGAGTTTGGTAG